TTGATGCAAAGGGAGATATTAGTTTGACTATTTCAACAGGCGTTCCACAAGTGTGAGACAACCGTTGATCAAGCTAGATTACACACCTCGTACTTGGCAGAGAGAATGCCATATAAAGAAACAAAGGTTTAGCGTTTACGCATTGCACAGGCGATCAGGTAAGACAGAACTGGCAATCATGGAACTGATAGACAAGGCCATGAAGACAGAGAAAGAACTAGCCATGTTTATTTATATTGCTCCGTTTTTAAGACAGGCAAAAGCTATTGCATGGCAAAGATTAAAAAGCAAACTTGAACCATTGCGTAGAACCTCTGTAATCGACATTAACGAGGGTGAGCTATCGGTCAGGTTTAAACACAATGGAGCGATCATCAGATTGTTTGGTGGAGACAATCCAGATGCGATGCGAGGTCTGCGTTTGGACGGCATAGTCATGGACGAGGTGGCTCAGTTGAAGAACGAGCTATGGACAGACATAGTCCAGCCAGCACTATCTGACCGTCTTGGGTGGTCTATCTTTATAGGAACTCCGAGTGGTATCAACCTCTTTTCAGAACTGTATTACAAGGCTGTCAATGAGGAGGGATGGACAGCAGCAAGGTACACAGTATTCGATACTGATTCGCTACACCCAGACGAGGTAAAAAGGTTGCAACGTGATATGAGTGAGACATCGTTTGCTAGAGAGTATTTATGTGACTTTTCTGCACAGGGTGATGACCAGTTAATTGCATTGGCAGATACCGAAGATGCAGCCAAGCGCATATACCAACAAGACCATGTACGATTGTTTCCCATAATCCTTGGCATCGACCCTGCAAGGTTTGGTGATGACCGATCTGTAGTGTTTAGACGGCAGGGCAAACAAGCATTTAAGCCAGTTGTATATCGAGGTATAGACAATATGGAATTAGCGTCCAGAGTAGCCAATCTGATAGAGCAACATAAACCAGATGCAGTGTTTTGTGATGCAGGTGCAGGTAGTGGCGTAATCGACAGACTAAGGCAATTGTCATATGACGTAATCGAAATACCGTTTGGTGGTAAGGCAATGAAACCAGATCAATACATCAACCGTAGAACAGAAATGTGGTGGTTAATGAAGCAATGGATAGAAGAAGGAGGTGCAATACCAAACGATGTAGCCCTCAAGCAAGAACTAGCAACACCGATATATTGGTACGACAATGTAGGTAGGCGTGTATTGGAAGGTAAGGATCAAATAAAGAAAAGATTGCAGGGTGCAGGGTCACCAGATCTAGCTGATGCACTAGCATTAACATTTGCGTTACCAGTAGCCAAAAAGGTAGCAGAGGACATATACATTAAAAGACGTAAAGAAGCCACACAGAAAGCTGATTATGACCCATACACAAGAATCTAACTTTGTCCGTGTAGCACATGGTTTAGATGTAAAGCCATTGCTTAAATTATTAGATGCCAAACCTGAGTTATGGAAAGAAATAACAGCAAGGCAAAAATTTACTGGGTCACCACACAAAGATACGGAGTCGATATACGTTAGAGGGCCATACAAAATGAGTCATTACTACGTCATATGGGATACAGGATCATACGACTACCCATGTATGGAATATTTAAAACCTGCATTAGTGCCATTGATGCAACCAGTGCTAAAAAAACTAGAAGTTAAAGACATGGGAAGGGTAGTAATTGTTAATTTAAAACCTAGTGGCCATGTAACCAAACATAATGACCAAGGATTCTATGCAGATCACTACTCTAGATTTCATTTAGTGTTGCAAAGTAATCAATGGTGTAGCCAAACTTGCGGAGATCAAAAGCAAAAGTTTGAGGTAGGTGACGTCTGGTGGTTTAACCACAAAAAACTACACACTGCGGACAATGTTGGCATGACCGACAGAGTACATATAATATTTGATTGTGTAACTAAATACTTTTCTATGGAAGGCGTGACCGTAACTGACAAAAATGCAGTTACATTTGACGAATGTGGAGTAGTTAATGATTGACATCAAACTAGCCACAGTTGACGAGATGTTGGCTCAAGCAAATATTTTGTTTGAAGAGCATTACGAAGAGATTGCTCGTAACAAACAAGTTATGAAACTTAAGCCAGATGAACAGGCGTATCGAAACATGGAAGAGATGCGTCAAATCTTTATCTTTTCAGCTAGGCAAGATGATGAATTAATTGGCTATTCTGTTAATTTTGTACTTAATCATCCACATTATGCTGATCTTAAGTTAGCTCAAAACGATCTCTTGTTTATCAAGAAAGAATTTAGAGGTAGCAGAGCAGGTTTACGTTTGATTAAGGAAACAGAAACCCATGCAACATCACTCGGATGCAAATTAATGCTATGGCACGCCAAAGAAAACACCACTTTAGCTGCTATCTTGCCGAGACTAAAATACGGTGTACAAGACATTATTTATTCCAAGGAGTTATGACATGGCAGTAGCAGCAGTTGTAGGTGCTGTAGGCGCAGCAGGTGTTTATGTAGCAAACAAAGCTGCTAATGAACAGAAACGAGCGCAAGACAGAGCATTACAAGAACAAAGAGCAGCTAACGAACAGGCAAGAGAAACTGCACAGGCAGAAGCAGAACGTGCTGACATTGAATACAACAGAGCAGTACAGAAACAGCCAGAAGTAGAAGCAATTGTAAGTAGAAGTGAACAGGCTGCAAAAGCTGGCCCTGCTGCAACGGTGTTAACTAACAATAGAAAAGCAGATGCAGGTACTAGAGGACAACAAACAAGAGGAATGGGTGGCGGTAGCCTATTAACAGGTGGTTATGGAGTAGATCCATCATTATTGAATTTAGGTGGCAATACTTTATTAGGAAGTTAACCTATGAAAACAAAAAAAGAAAAGTTAATAACAAGGTGGGGGCATCTTAGGTCTGAAAGGGCAACGTGGTGGTCGCATTGGCAAGAAGTGACAACATATTTATTACCAAGAAACGGACGTTATTTTCAGCAAGATAGAAACAAAGGACATAGAAGACATAACTCAATATATGACAATACTGGTACAAGAGCATTAAGAACATTGGGTGCTGGCATGATGGCTGGTGCTACATCCCCTGCAAGACCGTGGTTTAGGTTAGGTACTGCTGATCCTGAGTTAAATAGCTACGCTCCTGTCAAATTATGGCTGGCAGATGTTACAGAACGTATGCAATTAGTGTTTCAAAAATCCAATACATACCGAACATTACATGGAATATACGAAGAACTTGGAGCATTTGGTACGGCTGGCTCTATTATCCTCCCCGATAGCAAAAACGCTATACATCATTACCCTGTAACCATTGGAGAATATGCAATAGCTACAGATTATCAGGGCAGAGTTAACACTTTGTACAGAGAATTTCAAAAAACAGTAGGAGAAGTAGTAAGAGAGTTTGGATATAACAAATGTTCAACGTCTGTTAAAAACTTGTACGACAGAGGTTCATTAGATAGTTGGATTACATTGGTTCATGCTATAGAACCAAGAGATGATAGGGATCGTGACTACAAAAAGAAGGACAATATGAATATGCCATACAAGTCTTGTTACTTTGAAACAGGTAGTGATGGCGATCAAGTGTTAAGAGAAAGCGGATTTAAGGAATTTCCGGCAGTTATACCAAGATGGGGCGTAGCAGGTGGCGATATTTATGGCAATTCACCCGGTATGGAGTCATTGGGTGACATAAAACAGCTACAACATGAACAATTACGCAAGGCACAGGGCATTGATTACCAAACAAAACCACCATTACAAGTGCCTAGCTACATGAAAAACAGAGATGTAGACAGTTTGCCGGGTGGGGTTACGTTTATTGATGGGGCGCAGGGCAAAATAGAGACAGCATTTAACGTAAATCTTAATTTACAACACCTATTAATGGACATACAGGATGTTCGTAGTCGTATTAATGGTAGTTTTTATGCTGATTTGTTTCTTATGTTGGCAAATGCTACTGACACACGCATGACAGCAACAGAAGTAGCAGAACGTCACGAAGAAAAACTGCTTATGTTAGGGCCAGTATTAGAAAGATTGCACAATGAGTTGTTAGATCCATTAATTGATATAACTTTTGACAGGATGGTAGAAGCTGGACTAGTACCACCAGCCCCAGAAGAGTTGCAAGGTATGGAATTAAACGTAGAATTTGTATCTATGTTGGCACAAGCGCAACGTGCTATTGGTACAAACAGTGTAGATAGGTATGTAAACAGTATGGGTATGGTTGCACAGATGAAACCTGATGTATTAGACAAGTTTAATTCTGATGCATGGGCAGATGGTTATGCTGATATGTTAGGTGTAGATCCTAATTTAATAGTAAGTGGCCCACAGGTAGCAAAAATACGTCAGGCAAGAGCAGAACAGCAACAAGCAATGGCACAACAAGAAGCACAAAATCAAGCTGCTGAAAATATGGCAAAATTAGGTAAAGTAGATGCAGGTAATGCTATGGACATGATGAACCAATTTAGCGGTTACAACTCACCATCACCATTAGAGGTATAAAAATGGATTTAATTGATCTAAAAAAAGACGCACAACCTATAGATAGCGAGGAAATGTACGATGAACCGATGTATAGCTACGGTTTATGTATATCTTTAGGTAGAGAAGAACTAGAAAAACTAGGTATAGAAAAATTACCAGAAGCTGGTAGTGAAATGATGATTAAAGGTTTGGCATATGTCAAAACTGTTAGAGAAAGTAAAGAAAAAGATGGTGTAGAACAAAATGTAGAGTTACAAATAACTGCAATGGGTATAGAACCATTTGATAAAAGTGGTGATCAGGCAGAAGGATTGTATGGAGAAAAGGCAGCAACACCTCCTCCCAAGGCGCAACCTGTTGCTGATACATCAACTTACCTAGCATAGGAGGTTTTATGCCACAAAAATCAGCAGACAACTTTGGTTATGGCAATATGTCAGCCGAGTTTAGAATGAAATACAAAAAAATGTTAGAACAACATAATAAAAAAGAAAAAGAAAAGAAAAAAAATAAAACCAAACAAGAAAAATTTGCAAACAAACTATACGGAGCTACAAACAAATGAGTCTTTACGAAAACATTCACAAAAAACGCAAAAGAATTAAAGAAGGTTCTGGCGAACGGATGAAAAGAAAGGGAGAAAAAGGTAGACCTACTGCAAAAGATTTTAAAGATGCTGCAAAAACTGCAAAGAAAATGTATCCAAAACAGAATTAGGTGTAACCGTAACCTTGGTATCACTAGATATATTGGTTTATGAGCGAATACAATCCTCTCGATCTCAAAGGTCAACAAAAATCTAAAGACAATAAAAAGTCTGCGGAAAGAATTGACCGCCAAAATGAAGAGTCGGATATTAAATGGCTCATGAGCAGCAAGAGGGGTCGCAGATTAATCTGGAGACTTCTGGAGCAAGCAGGTGTTTTTCGATCATCGTTCAACACTAACGCAATGGCAATGTCATTTAGCGAAGGTAACAGGAACTATGGTTTGCAAATACTTAACTTAATCCACACTCTCTGTCCTGAGTTATACCCGACAATGATTAAGGAGCAAAAAAATGTCAGAGATGCTGATGACGGAAGCCAACCAAACAAATGAAGGCAGCGAACAACAGCAACCAGTAGATACTGCTACTAGCGAGCAAACTACTGAAACACAACAGCAAGCTGAAACACAGGATCAACAAGTTTCGGATGAAACCACTGTTGAAAGTGAAACTAGCGAATCAGAAGCACCAGAAGGTGCGCCTGAAAATTACGAGTTTAATCCAAAGGTGGCTGACGCACCGCAAGAACTCGACCCCGAAGTCTTAACTGCATTCGGTGATGTCGCTAAAGAACTAAACCTGTCGCAAGAAGCTGCACAAAAGGTATTAGACAAGGTAGCACCTGTCGTTCAAGCTAAACAAGCTAAAGCCTTAGAAGATGCAAAAGCTGGATGGGTCAATGATTCACAATCAGATGAAGAATTTGGCGGTGAAAATTTTGATGCCAATCTAAAAACTGCAAAATCTGCTTTAGATACGTTTGGTAATGATGCCTTGAAGTCGCTGCTCGTTGAAACAGGCTTTGGAAATCACCCTGAGATAATCAGGTTTATGTACAGAGCAGGTAAGGCAATCAGTGAAGATAGTTATATCGGTAATTCTGAGGGTGCTGATTCATTAAGAACAAGTGGCCCAAAGGATTTTAACGCTATAGCAAATTCATTGTATTCAAATCAGCAAAACAAGTAAGGAGTTATTAAATGGCTACTCTCTCAACCTCAAATTTAACACTAGCGGATTGGGCAAAAAGATCTGACCCAGACGGTAGAGTTCCAATCGTTGCAGAATTACTATCACAAAGCAACGAAATACTAGATGATTGTGTGTTTAAAGAAGGTAATTTACCTACTGGTGAACGTGTAATTATTAGAACTGGTTTACCATCAGTTTATTTCCGTGCATTAAACCAAGGTATTCCCGGCAGCAAATCAACAACTGCTCAAGTTGATGAGGCTTGTGCAATTCTTGAAGCACGTTCTGAAGTAGACAAAGACTTAGCAATGTTAAATGGTAACACTGCACAGTTCCGTTTATCTGAAGACACTGCGTTCTTAGAAGCAATGAACCAGACTCAAGCTGAAACAATGTTTTACGGCAACCCTGGTACAGATCCTAAGAAATTTTTAGGTTTAGCACCAAGATATGGCGATCTATCAGCAGATAACGCAGTAAACATACTTGATGCAGGTGGATCAGGTTCTGATAACGCTTCTGTATATCTAGTTGTTTGGGGTGATAACACTGTATATTGTCCTTTTCCAAAAGGATCTAAAGCAGGTTTAACACACGAAGATCTAGGCGAGCAAACTGTTTACAACAGTGACGGTACAAGACTACAAGCTTTTGCTACTCGTTACCAATGGAAAAACGGTTTGGTTGTTAAAGATTGGAGATACGTT